ATATGAGACCTATAACGGCGTCTGTCGGGCACTGTGGCAGTGGGCTACCCTTGGTGGCGTGCCTTATCTTGGCGTCGGTACTAACACCAAGTACTACATTGCCTATGGCGGTGCGTACTACGACATCACGCCTGTTGTTTCAACAGTTACGCTGACAAACCCGTTTACAACGGTAAACGGCTCAACCACGGTCACGGTCACTGATGTAGCGCACGGTGCCACAACGGGTACTTTTGTGACGTTTTCTGGGGCGACTGCGGTTGGTGGTTTGACCCTTAACGGCGAATACCAGATTACAGTCACAACCGCTGACGAGTACACAATCACCGCTGCATCCAACGCTTCATCTTCCGCTACAGGTGGCGGGACAGTCACGGCAGCATATCAAGTCAGTGCGGGAACCGAGATTGCAGTTGCGCTTTCTGGATGGGGCGCAGGGCCTTGGGGCCTTGGGGCTTGGGGTATAGGTTCTTCTGGTACGGCCAGCATCCGCATCTGGAACCACCAAAACTTTGGTCAAGATCTGATCTACGGCCCCAAGGGCGGGGCTATGTATTACTGGGACGCCACCACCGGGCTTACGTCTCGTGGGGTAGCGCTGAACTCCTTGTCCGGAGCAACAGATGTACCGACCGCGCAAACACTGTTCATGGTGTCTGATGCGTCACGATTCACGATAGCTTTTGGGTGCAACGATTACGGGTCATCTGACATCGACCCCATGCTGATTCGCTGGTCGGATCAGGAAAGCGCGGTCAACTGGACCCCAGCGGCGACCAACCAAGCGGGCAGTTTGCGCCTGTCGCACGGCTCAAGAATTGACGCCACCTTGCAGACCAGACAGGAAATCTTGGTCTGGACAGACACATCGGTCTACGGTCTTCAGTACTTAGGCCCGCCTGTTGTCTGGGGCTCACAGCTTCTGGCTGATAACGTCTCCATTGTCAGTGACCGTGCTGTAGCGTTGGCTGCTGGTGTGGCGTACTGGATGGGAGAAGACAAGTTTTACACCTACGACGGTCGTGTAAACACACTTAGCTGTGATCTGCGTCAGTACATTTTTAGTGATATCAACTTGGATCAGTACAGCCAAGTTTGCGCCGGGACCAACGAACAATTTAACGAGGTCTGGTGGTTCTACTGCTCTGCCAGCAGTACGCAAATTGACAGATACGCGGTGTACAACTACCTTGAGAAGGTCTGGTACTACGGCAACCTTGGGCGCACTGCCTGGACAGACATCGGTGTAACTTCAAACTTCCCGGTTGCTGCGACCTACGTAAACAATCTTGTCCAGCACGAGACCGGCAACGACGACAACGCCACTGCGTCAACGCTCCCGATTGAAGCCTACATCACCTCGTCTGAGTTTGACATTGACGACGGCGACAGGTTTGGTTTTGTCTGGCGGGTGTTGCCTGATGTGACTTTCCGTGGCTCCGCCGCTGCATCTCCCAGCGCGACGATGACGCTCCTGCCCCTGCAAAACTCTGGCTCGGGCTACAACTCCCCAGCCTCGCTGGGTGGGTCGGACAACGGGGTGGTCACACGCACGGCAACGGTGCCTATCGAAGCCTTCACGGGTCAGGTCAATATCCGGGTGCGGGGCAGGCAGATGTCTATCAAGATGGCCTCGGATGGGTTGGGTGTGCAGTGGCAGATGGGCGCTCCGCGTTTGGATATTCGGCCTGATGGCAGGCGTGGGTCATGACGATCTGGTCAACCATCACCAAGAAGTTTCGTGCGCCTCCGCTGCCGAAGCCGACGATTCAGTACGACTCAACCTATCTTGACAACCTCGTCAACGTCCTGCGCCTGTACTTCAACCAACTAGACAACCTGCTGGAGCAGATCGTGGCGAATACAACAACGCCGGTCCCAATTTCATTCCCCATTAATGCTCTTGATGCTTTTGGGCGGCTGGTTACCACGCAGCCGTACACGCTGTTTGACTCCCAAAACCGCTATGCTATTGACAATCAGTTTGACACCAGCACGGCCACTGGAGGCTCAACAACATACCTTTCCAACGAGTCATCGGTCCAGCTAAACGTTACTACATCCAGTGGTTCTGAAGTTGTGCGGCAGTCGTTCCGCAGCATGCCGTATCAGCCGGGTAAGGGTCTGACATTCTTTGCGACCTTTGTGATGGGTGCGCCAAAGACAAACCTGCGACAGCGGGTGGGGTACTTCAGCACAAGCAACGGGGTGTTTCTTCAACAGAACAACACGACTGTATCCTTCGTTCTGCGATCAAACTCTTTGCCTACGCCCGGTACGCCTAGCGATGTTCGCACAGTAGACCAAGCCGACTGGAACGTAGATCCAATGGACGGGACTGGCCCAAGCGGGCGCGTACTGGATCTAACCAAGAACCAGATCCTGTACATGGATTTTGAGTGGTTAGGTACGGGCGATGTGCGCTGTGGGTTCTATGTGGACGGTCAGGCACAGATCTGCCACATTTTTCACAACGACAACACGCAGACGTCTGTTTACATGCAGACGGCAATTTTGCCGGTGCGGTACGAAATTACAAACACCGCAGCGACGGCCAGCGCTTCATCCATGAAGCAAATTTGCTCATCTGTGCAAAACATGGGTGGTTACGAGCAAACATCCATCGAGCACGTGGCCCGCAGGACAACGACCAAGACTTCAATTGGCACGACCTTTCTTCCTCTGGTGTCCATCCGTCTGGCTTCCACCGCGCTGAACGCAGTGGTGCTGCCCGTAAAATTTAACGTGATGCCAACCTCGACGGGGGATGACTTTGAAGTCATTCTGGCAAAGAACAGCACAGGGCTGACTGGGGCTTCTTGGGCTGCGGTCGCAAGCGATGCCAACGTGGAGCAGGACACTTCTGCCACGGCCATGACGGTGGGCACCATCGTAGATATCCAGTACGTGAAGTCCACTAACCAGTCCAGCGGAACGATCAACCAGCCTGCGGCGTACAACTGGGATCTTCAGTTGGGTTCCTCCTTGACGGGGGCGAGTGATATCTATACGCTGGGCATCCGGGTGCTGTCTGGCTCTTCCGGTGCTGCCATCGGGTCTTTGACCTTCTACGACTTGACGCAATGATCCCACGCCGTAACGAGTACGAGTTGGAGTCTTACTACTCTGACGCTGACACCGCAGACGTTGACGAGTTGCAGCGGATCGTTACGGGTGCGCCTGCTCCCGACAAATTTGCCGCTTGGGAACCAGAAGCAGAAGCAAGTGGGTGGGCAAAAAGCATACTTGGTCGAGCTTTATCTACTGGGGAAGGCATTGGTCACCAAGGCATCTACGCAACGCCTCAAGAGATTGAAGATTGGGCACTGCGTACAGGCAAGTTGACATCTGCCGATGTTGCGTCTTTGAAGACGCCTGCCACCACAGACTGGATGTCAAGCGCCCCCACGGGTTGGGGCGGGTTTACTGGTGATCAAAAGATACAGTATTTCAACCAACAGGGGATTACGCCTGAGCAACTAGCGCCTTACGCCACCCCGGAAGAAATCCAGTATTTCTACGACCACATGGGGTACACGGTAGGTAAGCCTGCTGCCCCAATAGATTGGCAACCTCTTGCTCAACAAATTTCACAGCAGTGGCAAGGATACGGCCTTAACCCTGAGATCAGGGGCATCAACCGCGCCAATGAACTTGCGCAAATTCTTGCCAACTACGGCATCACTGACCTGTCAAAGATAGGCGTCAAAGAAACACCGTATGAGGAGATGGTTAACGCCGTTACCGGCGAAGGTGGTCAGGATAGCTGGTCAACAGTTACAAGAAACCGTGGGCAACTTACATACGGCGATCAAACATTTGGACGTTTAGGCGGGTTTGGAAGTGGCGGGGAGCGAGAGTTTTCTGCGCCTCAAGAATACTTACAGCAATCAGACCCAGGCAGGTACGGTCTTGGGTACTCTGCTGCGGGCAAAGGGTGGACAGAGTTTGAGGTAGTTAAAGATGCTTCTGGCAAAGCTGTAATTGTTCCACGTTGGGGGTCAAGTAGTGACCTTGATCCCGGCTTAATCCAAATTTTAGGGCTTATAGCTGCGCCGTTAACAGGTGGGCTGTCGGCATCTCTTGGTACTGCTTTAGGTAGTCAAGTGGCTGGACAAATTGCCACGCAAGCGCTCGTGCAGGGCACTCTTGGTGGTCTTGGTGCAGAAGCTCAAGGCGGTAGTTTTGGCTCTGGCTTTGGCAAAGGTGCAATTACAGGTGGTCTGACAGCAGGCATTGGGTCTCTTACAACACCGTTTGCAAACTCTATTGGCGCAGATGTTTTGGCAAGTACGGGCAGTCAAGCCTTGGCTGATGCCGCTACCGGCGCAATTACCGCAGGCGCACGAGCACTGCCGTCAGCCATAGCCTCCGGCAATTTTGGCAACGTCCTGACCTCTGCGCTCACAGCAGGGGCGACATCAGGCATCACGGCGGGCCTGTCAGACCTGACCGGGTTTACACAACCTCAGATCAGTGCTGCTGTAAACATTGCACAAGGCGCTGCATCTGGTGACCTACAAAAGATTTTGGCCGGGGCAAGTGCGTTTACAGACAGCCAGATTCCTGGCCTTGCCTCCAAAGCGTTGACGCTAAAAACGGCGGTTGAATCTGGAGATCCGACAAGGATCATGTCTGCCATGCAAGGCTTCGGCTCTGCGATGGATGCTTATAACAACCAGCAAGCCAATCAAACGGCGATTACAACGGCCTATTCTGATCCGTCACGATCTCTTGACACTGTACTGGGCGGCGACATTCGTGGCGCTATCATGCAGACTACAGCAGGGGTGGACCTTGGTGGTCTTGGCCTAACGGAGCCCACCATTACAGCGGGTGAGTTGGCAAATATTGTCAGTGGTAAAACTGACACCACAGCAGCACCCGCTGCACAAACAACCACCACTACAACTGCAACAGCGCCAACGACTGTTGACACAAGCGGTCTACCAGCGTTTAACAAAGCGACGATAACCACGTTACCGCAATCTCGCGCTGCCGAGATCATTGCGGAAATGTACCCAGGCCAATCACTAGATTGGGTTAACCAAGGAGTTCTTAACGCCGCAGCATCTCACATCCGTGCAGATGATGAAACAGGGCTTCGCGCAAGATTAGCGTCTGGTCAGGCACTTGGCACTGGAGATGCTATATCAGGGGATGTGGCGATTGATTACAGAGCGCCAGCCGGTACGCGTGTTGCGCAACCCGGAGAAAACGCTGGGATTCTGGGGTATACGGAGAAAGGCACACCTGTAAACCTGATCCAGCAACTTGGCACAACGGCCAGGAAAATGACGCCTGAAGAAGCTTTTGCCTTTGATATGGCAAATGCCGGTGAATCTATTGATCCACTCACGGGGCTTCCTTACGAACTGGACACCAGCGAAAACGCAATGGCAATTGCAGATGTAATACGTGGTCCCGTATCATCTGTAGCAGGCGGTATTGGTGAACAAGCCAAACTACTTGGAGTAGCTGGTGGATGGTTGACGGGTGACCGAGATAATGCACTAAAACAGTGGGGCTCAAATGTTGAGTCTTGGGCAAACAGCATTACGCCTGATAGTGTAA